TTTCCTTTCGGAGAGTCTACAAGAACACCACTACACGTTCGGATTCGTCATCCTCCCCCCACGGACTGAATAACTCCCGTGCTCCTGAGTACGGAGACAGTGTTCCGTGACAGTGAAAGCCTGTGACCAAAATACAGAGAAGTGTCATGACGGAAAATCAATATTCCTTAGTTAAGAAATATCTCCATTGGGTGTCAACCCATTGGATAGATATCCATCACGGTTCCCCACACATAGACTACTTCGTTGCGAAAACTCAACTGTGGCAGAAAAACCACGGTGTTGAACACACAATAGCCATTATAAAGAATATAAGGCTTCATGTGATCCGCTACCTAGCATCGAACCCCCTTATGAAATCCCAAATAAACCTGGGACTAAATAAGAAAGGTTTACCGAAGAAACTTGGCCCATTGATGAGCCTTGTCCTGTCTGGCGATCCTAAAGAGAGAAGGCTCCTTCTAACAATCTTAAATATATCAAGATGTTTTCCGGAGCGATTGTATAAAGAAGATACTACCTCAATCACATCTCCTTGGAAGGGTGAAGAACCCAACTGGGGAAATATGGGATATGAAGTATACCAAGCGATAACATTACTTGGTCTTCCTACACAGTCATCTCCTCCTCAATGGAGGGATTACCACCTTTCACTGAAGAAAGGACCCAACGGGCAAGCGACCTTATCATCGATCACTGACCTAGTCTATATAGATGATGAATCTATACAAGACTTGACTACGCTGGGTGGTGATACCTTTGCCCAACAATTGAAAGCGCTTAAACGTATGCTTGACCCCAAATTATGGGTGAGTAAGTTCAATCCCAAAACAAAAATTACAGGTAATGGGAGAAAACTTGTCTCAATTCCAGATAAGGAAGCTAAGACTCGCGTTATTGCGATCTTTGATTATTGGTCTCAAGATGCTCTTAAACCTTTACATGATACTATCATGAGGTTTCTCAAGAATCTCAAGGCTGATTGTACATACGATCAGACAAAAGCAATACCGGTAAAATCGCCTGGTCACAAATACTACAGTTTTGATCTCAAGAGTGCCACTGACCGATTCCCTATCGGGTTTCAGGAAATGGTTCTTGGGGTTATATACAATAGTACATATGCCGCAGCGTGGAGGAGGGTAATGACTTCAAAAGCCTTTACCCATCCATGGGGAGAACCATTAAAATATAATAAAGGTCAACCTATGGGTGCTCTTTCCAGCTGGGCGGTTTTCACACTTTCTCACCATATTGTAGTCTACATCGCAGCTTTACGCTGCGGTATCCAATCTAACCACGATAAATACTATCGGTTGTTAGGTGACGATATCGTCATACTTCATAACGGTATAGCCACTGAGTACCAAAAGATTCTTAAGGGATTCGAAGTTGATATTTCGAGCCATAAGACTTTAGTCTCAGACAATATGTGTGAGTTTGCCAAGAAACTCTATGAAGGAGGAACAGATATATCAGGCATCCAATATTCTTGGATACTGAATAAGACTTTCTATTGGACTATTACCGAGGAATTATACGGTATAATCGATAAATTGTCTCTGTCTTCCCATGTAGTGGGACCCCGGGGTGTTGCTCAACTTCTAACCTTACTGGGCCTTCCGATACGGTTTAAGAGCCATATCAGAAGAATGTTTATGTTACCACGTTCGGACGAATCCGAACAAGTAG